GTTGCTCCTGCAAAGACAGTTCCAGTTGTAGTTGCTACGACTGCTTTTACATCTGATTTCATACTCATTAAAATCTCCTTAAGTTAGGAGCTCCCGAAGGAGCTCCAAAATAATTATCCACCTACAACATTAGTTCCTGGTGCATTTAATTGTTTCCAAGTTGTTCCATTTGAAAACGCATAACCAGATACATTGGATGCAGTTAGATTTGAAACGTAAATCATTACACCTTCATTAGCCGTTGCTAATAAAGTGTTAGAACCATCAGTGATAGTCGTTACGTTCGTTACTGAAAATGCAGTTGTACCACCTTGTTGAGTGTCACCTGCGTTTACATTAGGTCCACCGATAAAACCTCTTAATGAAGTCACCGGACCTGTAAATGTAGTGTTTGCCATAGTGTTATCCTCCTAATTACATTGGTACAGTCTTTAGGCCGTCGACTATACGCGTCCATACCAATTTTATGTATAGTGGTTATTTTATACCGTAGATTATTAAGAAGTGCAAGGTATCCTTGTCAAGTGAAACCACTTTTGATGAAAAAGATATCCTAGTTAGCCAGCATAAAGATGATTTTCACCATCTCTAATATTTCTAGGACTCTCTTGGTTCTTTAAGATGGACCTTATAACTTGCTTAATCTCATCTCCAAGAACTGACATTTCTGGTGTTACCATTCCGCCATTTTCAAGAAACAACTCGTTCCACTTAGATTCGAGCTTCAGTTTCCTGGCGAACAACACCATGTTGTCCTGAGCCATTTTTAACCTCCTCATAGGTTATATAGAACTTGTTCGTACCATTGTACTTTAACTTGTTCGGCTCCCAGTTTATACTGTTTTTTCCCAGATAGTCAATAATTTCTTTATGGACTTGTTGGGTGGTTATCATTGAACTTTCAGTCTCTAAGGTAAACTCAGTTTGCCATTCTTTAGTGAAGATTTTTATTTTATATTTTCCTGTCATGGTTCATCCTTTCTATAAAAAAGAAAGGCCCCAGTAAAGGGGCCTTTCAAAATAATAACTACTTTAAAAACAAGTACTTATTACGCAGTTCCTGGAGAACCGAACATACCTCTAGGGTCAGACCAACCGAAGCTGTATCTTTCTCTAGCTTTGTATCTTACGTTTCCAGTGTCGAAGTCGCCTTCCATTGCAGTTTTGATAGCTGCTCTTGTAAACATTTTCATTCCATTTGGAACGTCAGTTTTAATGAAGAACGCGTCAGTATCAGTTAAGAAGTTATTCACTACATAACCTTGTGGGATCATTCCCATGTTATTGATCGCGTTGATATCATTGTCAGCAGTACCAACTCTTTGAGCAGATTTCATTAATCTTTCCGCTGTGAATTGTAATTCACTTGGAATGATCATTTTCACTCCTCTAGCTGCAATTTTTAAACCTCTTTCATCAGTGAATGCATTAATATCAATTAATGATTGCTCTAATGAAGTTTCGTTTAAGTCAGCAGCTGTTGCTAATTCGTTTCTGAACGAACCTGCAATAGTTGGGTGCGATTGATCTAATAACGGAGATCCGTCACCACCTGGGAAAGATGATGAGAACGCGTTATTAAGAACGTTCGCTGCTTTTACTTGTTTGGTATTCGCCATCGATCTAGCTAATGCTTTTGTATATCTAGACGCAAGTCTGTCATACAAGTTATCTTCAATCGCTTCTTCAGTGATTGAGAAAGCAAGAGCTATAGTCTCGTGCGTATATCTAGCAGTGAAAGTTTCTTGAGCGTTATCGAAAGTCACTCCTGAGCCTTCTGGCTTAGTTTGTGCATTTCCGAAACCAGACAACATCACTTCTTCTTCAAAAGCTCTGTCTGATGTTTCGCTGTCGAAAATCTCAGCATGCTGATTTTCATACCTTTTGTACTCCAGGCCGAATAGGGCATTCAATCCTGGCTCTAGTTCTTTGACTAGTTGTCCTCTAGAAATGGCCATAATGTTATCCTCCTATTATATGCCTGCAGTGCCTTTAGCTAAGAAATGCTCATTGATTGAACATACAACATTTACGTTTGCATTGTAAGTTGTAGCGTTCAACAATGTATTATTTTCATCATCCTTAGTAGCACCTAAGATTTTAAGTTGAACATCGCTATCTGTAGTAACTGTAGCTGCATCTAATTCCACTTTTGAAATGTAGTTTGCAGAGTCACCAGCAGCATAAACGATATCACCGTTTGAAAACACATCAGCTACTGCTAATGTAGAATTCACCTGTATTTCGAACCTTTCATAAGGATCGTCAGCAACAAAGGCAACAATATCAGTAGCAGCATTTGATGCTTCTAAATGATTTGCCCATGTTGGCTTTGATGTAGATGAATCAGTATAGAATACACCGTTAAGTGAACCTAATAAAGCTCCACCAGCACCTGCTACATCGACTTTACCTAACGCAGTCGCTTTGACTGGGTCATTTTGGTAAATCGCTGAAGACGTGCTAGCCGCAATACCATATTCACTTAAACCTTGGTTATCCTTATTCTGACCCACTTTTCCGATTGCTCTCAATCCGAAAGCAGCGTCTTTGTTTGCCATAGTTTTTTTCTCCTAAGTTTAAGTTTTAGTATCGCATAATTGGGATCGCTAAAAAATTATTTTTTAGTACCACCAAAAGTTACGCGACTTTGCCTATCAGCATTGATAGGCATACTTGCATGCTGGTCCTTAAGAGGGTCGTTTTGAATTGCTTCATCTCTCTCTTGAGTTAACCTTTTATAGTATTCCTCGCGAGATTTTGCGACCTCCTCCGGTATCCTTGCCAACACAAGGCCGCCGCCTCCGATCACACCTGCGTATTTTCCTTCGGCATAAGAATCATAATGTTCTCCTGGATATTCATCAGCTCTCACTAATTCCCATCCTCCTCGAAGTTTACCAGACATATTTTTGGTATCTTCGAAGCCAAGAACTTCTGCTCTTAGCCATCTGTGCCTAAATCCTGTAGGCGCGTCAGGTGAGTCCAATGCGGACGGTGGAGTCCAAGTCTGTGGTCTTGTAGTTTTAGCCCTAGACTGGCTCGCACGAGGGGTCTTTATATTTTTATCTTCCATATGCTTAAACCTCCTTCATGAGTTTCTTTTGTTTTGCATAATCTTCTAATGACACTCCTAATTTTTTGGCGATAGCAACCTCAGTAGGGGTGAGCCTGATAGTTTTGCGACCTGATTTTGCGCTTCGCGTCGCCGACGCTACTGTCTGCACGGGCTTAGTCGTTTCACCTTTAGTTTCATCATTAGTACCAAATTTATGTGGAAATTCAAGTCTTAATCTTTTATCAATTTCCTCATAATACTCGTCAGATTTAGGATCATATCCTTCATCATCAACGAGCTGTTTGTGTAAGTCAAAAGCGGTATAAGTCATAGCTTTATCCGTACCAAACCACTTATTTTGTGATGCCCAAGCTTCTGCTTTAGGGTCTACACTAACTCTGGGTTCGGGTCTTGGTGTATAATCAGCTTGTTCTACCGTTTCTTGTCTTTGCGGCTGAGATTCAGCAGCTTTTAACAATTCCTGGATTCTCGCTTCTTCATAACCAAGTTGAGCTATGGTCTTATTGATTTCAACTTCAGCATTTGTGTCTTGAGCATCTCTTGCTTGTGCAAGTTTTGCTTTTTGAGCATCAAGTAAAGACTGGATTTTTTCTTGTCTGTCTTTAACCGAAGTTGATTCAAGAGTTGAATATTTTTTATTCATCTCTTCTGCTCTTTTTCTTTGAAGTTGTGCAAAGGTTAAAGCTTCGTCACGCTGTCTTTCAGCGTCTCTCCACTTTTTAGTTAACTTTGCAATTCTTCTTTGTACATCCTTACTATAATTCTCTAATTCGTCTTTCTTGTTGTCTTTCTCTGTCTCTTGCTGCTCGTCGCTCGCGGCTTGCGGCTCGGCTGCCACTGCTTCAGTACTAGTGTTCTCAGTCGATTCAACTGCTTCTGATTCATTCGCTTCATCTTGTAACTCAACTTCAGCGTCTGGTCCAGAACTATCGATATCTACCATGGGAACATCTTTTTTTACTTCTTCTGGCATAGTTTTCCTCCTTCTATGTTATATGTGATGCAACACCGATTCTGGGTTCTTAATCGTTCCCAAAACCTCGTCGTCGTTAAGAATACGGACTTCTCCGCCTTCTATTGGTAAACGTGATCCTGCATATCTGGCAAAGATCACCCAATCTCCTTCTTTACACCAAGGACCGGTTTCAAATTTTTCTTTATCCTTGTATGCAAGTGGACCCATTTTAATCACATAACCGCAATTGACTGCGATTCGTAATCGGTCCAATGATTCTTGTGCAATAATAATTCCACCTTGTGTTTTTTCTTTTGGAGTAAATGGTAAAACCAATAATCTCCAACCTGATGGATTAGGTAATTCATCTTTTATATTTTCAACATTGGTTTCATCAACAGATTTTTTTGTTGAACCCATGTCTTTGTATTTTTCTTCTAAAGCCATTCTAGTCTTCGGAACTTCCGTTGAAGTCGACATCGATGACGTTGTCTCTACTTTGCTCATCTTCTTTTTTCTCCTTTGTTTCTTTTTCGTTTA